GGACGATGATGAGCGTCTTCTTGTTGGTAGCAGTATAGTATCTGACGAGGGAATAAATCATCAGAGACTTCCCAGACCCCGTAGGAGAAAGAAGTAGTTTGCGGTTGTTCTTTATCGCTTCATAGACAGCGTTGTACTGATAGTCGCGTGGTTTAATTTCTGGTCGGACAATTTTGTCCATGAAGGTTTTGATGCCAGCAGGAGACACGAAATCATTTGTCTCTTCAACATCTCCATACCAGTCATTCTTTTCATACTCAATTGTATATTGTCTTTCATCTGCCCACACCTGAAGGTGTTTCATCAGTCCACCATAAAGTTCTCCTGTACCAGGAGAGTACAGACGAATGGTTCCATCCCAGTATTTGTATCTGGGGTTCTTCTTTAGAAATTTTGCTTCAGGAACTTCAAACGAAAAATAGTCCGCAAGCTCCATATGAACATGGGGCTCCACGGACTGAACTGTAACGTATACTTCGTTTTTCTTTTTAATACTCAGAGTGGTCATCATTGTCCATTTACAAATTTCTCCCACTCAATGGCACTCTTGATCTGGAAACCTCTGTTAGAAATTTGCTTCATGACTTGATCTAACCAGTACAACATCTGGTCTAGATATTTGATCTTCGCCTCAAGGTTGATGATCTCATCATCTGCCTCAAGATAAGTTTTCATTTTTTCTGAAGTCTTGATGCTAGATCCAAATGGTTTAGAGGCGTAAGTTTTTGCGTCTGCTTCGCCTGAGTAATACTCACGTTTCTCTTTCACCATCTTACGGATCTGAAATTCCAGCGAGGTTTTGATCTGCTGAATGTCAGTGTAATGGTTTAAGTATTTATTATGTTGGAAAGGGATGTCTAACGCGAGTTGTCCCAGATCTGTGGTATACTGTTTGTTCTTGAACTGAAAGTCAACGGCACTATCTTCTGCCCATTGCTCTCTTAAGTTTTCAAATTTATCACGAAGAGTTTCAAAATTCATACACGCTTAGCAAACGATTCAGTGCGGATCTCATATTTTTCATACTTAAACAAGACATCCGCCGTTAAGTATTCAATATCCCCCACTGTAGCATCAAATGGAACTCCAGACAAGCTCACTGGAAAAATGTTTGTAAACTCAACCATGTGGTTGGTGTTACTGTGGGATGATAGGATCTGCAAAATTGCATAAGAATATAAATCTTCTCCAGATGCTCTTTCTTCTGCTAATCCATACTCACGAATCCAATCATGGATTGCAAGATAATTCTCCATGTCCTCATCAATAATGAATCGGATATTTAAATCCCCAAACGTCACACCTCCACTGGGAGCAATCGGGATATTTCTAAATGGAGTTGGGACCTCTGCGAATGGCATAGAGATTTCAGGAATAGATGCACTTTGGCAGAAAAAATCTACCCCCTTAAAGAGTTCAAGATTGAACTTGAATCCAATGGGGGATAGAAAATTTCTATTCTTTGGCTGCTCCTTATACCATTCAGCAGGCATGTCAACTTCCCAAGCTACAAGTTATTTATCCTCGTTGTACCAGAAGTCTGCCCAGTCAACCTCATCTGCTTCGTAGATAGGACAGGGTTCTTCCATCAAAATATCGTTCTTCATTCTCTTAGCAGCTTCTGCTAATTTTCTTAATTCTTCTTCAGTCATGTGTGGTATTCCTGTAGAATTTCTAAAAGGGAATTGAGTGCAGCATGATAACCATCTCGCCATTCTTCGGATTTCTCTCCGTAGTGACCGTTGTATAATGCAGTCTTCATTCTATACACTCTTGACTCAATGTCAATCTTACTTACTCTGCCCCTTGCCATTTGCAGTACCTCCGTTGTATTTGACTTTAGCAATTGCTTGTCTGTAATACAAAGAACTTGTATCACCTGCTTTTTCTAATTGTCCCACAATGGAAGACCAAATGATGTATTGCATTTGACTACGCATTATTATTAAACCAAACTTATTACTAGTTATAAAAAAAGGGGACCCGAAGGTCCCCCTGTGTTGTTTTGTGAATAGAATCACATGAGGTTCTCAACCATAACACGACGATAGTATTGGTTGCGTGAAGCGGTGAGGAGCTCGGCATCAGGAGCACCACCTGCCTGAACAACGAATGGGTTTGCGACCATGCCGTAGCGGGTCTTAAATCCAATCTTGGGCTGGAAGGTGTCAGGACCGATTGAACGAACCATCTGGAGGGGAACATATGGGCAGTAGAATAGACCTGCGTCATATGCTGAGGTTCCCTTGTAACCAACAACATAGTAGTGGCTGTTGGAGAGGTTAGCGGAATAAGGATCAACATAAACCTTGATTCTGCCGTTCATGGTGCCGACTAGGAGGTTACCAGTGTCATCAACTTCACCGATGGAAGGACCACCAGCACCAGTTAGACCTGAGGTGTAGTCAAGAGTACCCGACATAGCGAGAGCAGAAGCAACATCAGCAGAAGTGATGATGAAGTTGCCCTTTCCTCTACGAGTCTCTTGTGCGATTGCGTTAGCGTCACGCTCAACCTGGAACATTAGACCCTTGAACTTCTCAACGGACCATCTGCCGTTTGAGTCAACGTCAAGGTCAAAGCGACCAGGGTTAGCGGTGTTGTTCTGAGCACCAGGCTTAGCAACTGTATAAACAGTACGAACAACTTCGCGGTTGATTTCAGCAAGGATCTCGCTTGAAAGAATGTTAGCGAGTTCTTGCTCAGCATCAAGACCATGGATTGCCTTGAGGTCTTGTGCTAGTTCTAGAGTGTATTCTGCCTTGAGAGCTCTGGACTTTGCAGTCACAGCAGTCTTCTCAATGCTGAATGACATCTCGCGGAAGAGCTTGTTGCTCTCACCGAGAGCTTCAGCATCTTCACGTGCCATTGGGGTTACGCCACGGTCATACGTACCAACAGGGGTATCGTTAAGAAGACCAGGGTTGCTACCTGCAACTGGGTTTGCAGTATCATATGCGTTTGCAGTTGCATCAAATCCTGCAGAGAAGTCGCTGTCGGGCTCGTTGTAGAGTGCCTCAACACCACCACGACCTTCGTAGTGTGACTTCATTGCGAAGATTAGTCCAGTAGGACCAGACATTGGTTGAACGCCACAGATGTCATATGCAACGAGGTTAGGCATTGCACGACGAATGAGGCTGATCATGACAGGATCAAATCCAGCAAGACCACCAACCGAGGTGGCTGTACCTGAACCTGAAAGACCTGTAGCACCAATGGTGCCAGCAATATTACCTGCTGCACCACCTGCTTCTGCGAGCATTCCGCGTTCTTCACGCATGAATCTCTCTTGGTTTTCCAACAGAACAGCGGTAACAGCCTTTCTATAATTGTCCTTGATGGAGCCAGCTCCCTCATGACCTAGAACAGGTGCCCACTTTTCTGTTAGAGCTTGTGCGTTAAACATTAGCTTGCTCCGAGTGTTTAGAAAAGTTTGGGTTTGAAATTATTTATTATTTCCAGCGATTCAACGCATCTAGATATGCCGCCATTGAAGGTGCAACATCCTCAGCAATTACTGGAGTTTCATCTGCAACTTCTGCTGCAGGTGCAACTGATTCCTTGAAGTATGACTCCTTGATGGTCTTAACCTTCTTAGAGAATTCTTCTTCGGAAACAAAGTCAACACCCTCAGCGAGTGCTGCTAGTTTATCTTTTTGAGTGTCGGTGAGACCTTCCGAAACAGTGTTCAGAATGTTGAGTTTTGCCGACTCATTAAGACGATTCTGTAGTTTCACATTTGCTTTGACCTGTTCGTCAAGGCGAGATTCCATTTCACGAATTGATTCTGCCATACCTTCTACCACGTCAACTTTGTCGTCGGGGATAGAAATGTAGTGCTCTTCAAAGAGATTCTTCAGACCTGCAATGAAGTCTTCGGTAATCTCATTTCTGATTCCACGGTCAACAGCAACTTGGTTCTCCTCCAACCACTGACCGATGGCGTAGTTAACAGTGCCATCAACTTCTTCTGAAAGTTCCGACTTGATTGATTCAACTTGCTTATCAAGTTCGGTGGCAAAGTGCTCTACAAGCTTGTCGTACTCTTCCGAAATCTTTGCTTTGACTGCTGCTTCAAAGATAGTCTTTGCTTTCTCAGCAAACTCTTCGGAGAGTTCTGTTCCCTCTAGAAGGGCATTAACGTCATCAGATACGTCTAGATCTTCAAACGCTGGTTTGATAGGATAAGATACGTCAGGACCTTTCTTGGTGCCATATGCAATTTCCGCACCTAGGGAATTAGCACCAGCTTCATCGCCAGGTTTGCCAGCGGTTGAAGTTACGCTACCATCTTGTGAGATGGGTGCTGCTGCCTTTGCACCAGGATTCTCTTCACCTTCTTCCTTGTTAGAATGAAGGGGTTCAGACTGGGAACCACCAAGATCAGTTTGTGACTGATTAGGTGCAACCGATGTAGGAACAGTAGGCATTGGGTCTTTGCCGCCGCCACGCTGTTGTGGATCACCCGAAACTGCTGCGGGATCTGAGCCTGTGCCAGGAATTACTGAAGCAGTTACACGAGGCATGGGATCCTGTGCTCCCGCTTCCATAACGATTTGCTGCTCGCCCAGAAACTCCTCAAACTTTTCGTTTAACATGTCTGACATTTTGAGTCCTTCCGTAAATCTTATGATTATCTATGTTTATTTATGAAATTACAAACCTGCGAGGAAGTTTTGGAACACCTGAAGTGTTCTCTCCTCTAGGTTCTGACGGGTTGCCCCATCAATATACGTTTGGTATTTAGCAATCTTTGCTTCCTTAAGAATACCGTTATCCCAAACCCACTCTTTACCTTCCATGATGCCATTGACAAAAGCATCTGGTGCAGAGGGATCTGCTACGATATCGGCAGCGGTTGCAAGCATGAAATCATCCATGACATAGTTTGCATCTTCACGCTTGTCAATGCTTCCCATACCACGAGATGAGACACCAAGTTGAACACCTTCGTCTAAAAGATTCTTAGCAATCTTACCCATGGGAGTATCTAGAATCTGTGCCTTGCCATAGAAGTTTGTTCCTTCGGCACGGAGTTCTGTGATTCTGTGTGATACTCTATCAAGGTTAACAGTAGGACCATCGGGGTGACCTAATTCACCTAGAGCACGTTTGGTTTTTACATACTCTTCGTTGTAACGACCAACTTCTCTTTCAAGAACGTTGAAAGGATATACTCTTCCGTTTCTGTTTCTTAGTTCAGATTGGAGGAACACACCCTCAATGTACATCTTTTTGGAATCACCTTTTCCTTCGGTGATTACCTGTACATTCTCAATCGTTTCCGTTATCAGTTTCATTGGTTTCGGTATCTACTGGTTCGTCAAAAAATGTTTGAGCGACAGTCTGCTTATACGTTGACATAGCATCAGATGCTTTCGCATACAGCATGTCGTGAATAGCATCAATTGCTTTCGCTCTCTCGTTATCTGCAATAGCAGAAACTACATTGATCACTTCCGCTTCAGGGTTTGCCTGTTCCATAGTTTATAATCTCAATATGTTTTATTTATTACTTGATGTAGGTTTGGGTTGTGCCTTCATCATTTGCAGTTGCTTTTGATGGGCATCATCTGATTTTTCTTTCTCTCTTTCGTGTGAATCGTCTGCTTGCTGAGCCTGAATTTCTGGGGCAAATGCCTGGTTCTGACGATCCATCATGTCAAATGTATTGACATCAGCAGGACTCATTGCAAGACCTAGATCAATCTCACGATTCATTTGAGTATCAATCTCCTTATACTCCTTCTCATTCTGTTGAAGAATTTGTCTGCGGATATACTCTACAGAGAAATACTTACCAACAAAAGGATCCATTTGAGTAGCAAGGTTGATGCGTTGCATCATGAGCTCTTGCTCTTTTAACTCATTGAAGTGATTGTCAAACAAGAAGTCATATTGAATATGCTCCTTCATGTCATCCCAATCTTCTGGAGTAATTACTCCTTTGAGGATGAGTTGGGTCTTGAGAATATCGTGGAAGAGTTCACTAAATCTCTTACGTAGTCTTCCGATGAACTTGGTAAACTTGAGTTCGTCACGTAGGACTTCAGTTGTTTTACCGAGGTTAAATCCTTTGTTATCGTCAGTGAGACGAGAGGGAGGAAGATTGAGAGAGTTGTAAAGTTTTTTCTTAAAATACTCAACGTCTTTTAACTCACCAAGATTTTGACCACCAGGGAGAGTCGTAATTTCTGTTCCTCTACCACCTTCGCGACGTGGGAGCCAGAAGTCCTCAAGCATTGACATATGCTTTTTATCATCGCGGATCTCTCCTGTTGAAGCGTCATAAACCAGTTTGTTTCTGTAACGTGCCATCACGTCACGGAGATATTGTTCTGCCTTGACCTTAGGTAGATTACCTACATCAATGTAGAAAATTCTACGCTCAGGAGCACGAGACAATCTGTAGATAACAAGAGCATCTTCAATCATGCGAAGTTGATTGAGTGACTTGATTCCTTTATGCAGGAAACTCAAGTGCATTCTCTTGTTTAAATCTTGAACACCAGAGGAACAGAAAGCAATAGCATCTGCAGCAATCTTGATTCCTTGGGAGTTTGACATATCACCAACAGGTCCAAGAGCACCTCCTCTGAGGTAACCTTTTGGATTGAAGAGATAATAATCAATGTATTGACCCCACTCGTATTCCAAGGCAGAACCTTTTAGTGCTCTGTTTACTCTGGGGTCGTCTGAACCGCTGCTAAGTTTTTGCCTGACTTTACGAATCTTGAGCGGATCAATATAACGAAGTTCTAGAATACCTTTCTTTGGGTTGTCTAAGTCAATGACTTTATGGTAAAATAATCTACCATCAACATACCAAGATCTGACAATCTCATGGGCACGATTGTCAAAGTTCAACATTTGTTTGATTCTATCAAACTCATCGCGAATTTTTTTCTTGACCCCTGCACTAACATCTAAGTTATTGAGGTCAACTTCAACGCAACTATCGTTGGCATCGCTTACAACGAATTCATTAACAATTTCATCAACAGCAGAATCTACCTCAGGATGCAGAGACATGTCTCTGTATCTACGAATAAGTTCGTACTCGTTTCTTGCGGTAGAGTCTGTGTCTACGTATGTTCCAAAATAACCGCCCGCTGCTACTGAAACTGGTTCGTCAGCAGAAGGAGGGACAGGGGACTGACCCTTCTGACCCTCCTTACGGTTGATTTGGAAGCCAAATAATTGACTCATTATTATTCAAATCAGATTCGTTCTACTATTTATGGGATTGAAATTCCGCTTCTTCCTGCTTCTGATTCATCACCAGACTCACCGTTAACGGTCCAATATGAATATTGGAATTCAACTGTGAACTCCTCAATCTGATCGTTGCTATCATAAGCAAGATCAATTGCTGAGGTGCTGGTTGGAAATGCATACCAGAGTTTGTAAGATCTTAGAACTGTACCACCTGCAGATGAATCCTTCTCAAGTTGCTTAACGATAACGCTAGCAGAATATGCTGTAGGATCAACTTCATCAGTCGTGTTTGCCTGATGGGTGTTGAGAACTTTGAGCCACTCTTCAAAACGGGAACGGACTTTCATGTCCTTATCGTTGATGAATGTTGCAGTCCAGTTATCAAAAGTTCTATCTCCAGCGATCTTTACAGTTCTGCCACGGAAAGGAACTTCAATAACTCCAACATTGGAAGCGGGGAGTGCTGCTGATTTACACATTAGACCTGTGAGTTCAGAGTCTCCAGAAACTAAATCAGGGAATGAAATGTCCACTTGGAACATATTGGGTCTTACACCCTGCTTCACCTGAGATAGGAAAGATGAAACGTTACTAGTGATTGCCATTGGTTTTAATTACTCCTTCTTTGGTATTTAACGGAAAAATCAGCGTCCAACGACTTCGCTGAACGAAACTCCAGTTCTGGTAGCAGTAAAGGTTACCGTTACGTAGTTGATGGAGCGTGCAGGTTTGATGAATAGTTCAGCAACGAATTCATTGCGGTCAATAACATCAGGTGTGTTATTGGTAGTATCACAAACTACGAGGAAATCAGTGATACCCTGTAGTGCTAGAATTTCGTTGAGGTAGGAGTTAATTGTTGAGAGGAATCCAGAACGAGTTGTCTCGTCGTTGATCTCAAAGAGAACTCCCTTAGCGAGTTGCTCAACTCTCTTCTCAACATTGAGGAAGAGGCGGCGAACATTGATTCTGTCAAACGCAGAAGGTGCTGCGAGAGCAGTCTTGTCACCGAATAGAACAGCACCGCTACCTGGGAAGGTTACGATTGGGTTGATTCTATTTTGATAGAGCTCGTCGCGGTCTGCTTTGTTGGGGTTGTAAGCAAGTTTAATAACGTTGCGAACACCACCACGGTTTAGACCAGCGGGTGAAATCCAATCAGCAATAGTTGTTGAAGTGTTAACACATAGACCAGCAACATCACCATTACATGGGATGTAACGATACTTGTCGTTGAAGCGATCATACATGTACTTGTAACCACTATCAAGAACTGCGAATGAAGTTGATGTGATAGAGTTAAAGAAGTTTAGAGTATTTGTTCTCTGCTCGGTTGCTGATAGTGCAGCACCACCAGTTCCGATTTGATTACCTCTGTGGGGAGAAACAAATGCGATACAATCTTTTCTACCAGCAGCGATAGCAACAACTTTCTGTGCTTTTGAAAGTGTGTCGTTCTCAGCACCCATTGATCCACCCATTAGAACGAAGTCAACTTCGGTCTCTTCGGTGTCAAGGAAAAGATCATATGCTGCATTTACTTCACCAGGAGTGTAAGAATAGTCATCAGCACCATCAGCAAGATCGGTCTCGTTGTTAGCAACGAGAAGGAACTTATCGCCAGATGTGAGTGTTGATGATGCAACACCAATTGCTTTACCATTACCAGCAGAAACTGGTTCAATGGTGTTTGCTAGTGCAGCACCGTGGAAAATATATTGTGACTCTTCATTGAGTACAGTCTTGTAATATACAGATTGTCCTTCTGCTCCTTTGCCGTCACTTAGTTTTGAAAGATATGTAAATCTTTCAAGAACGGTATTTGCAGCACCTGAAACATCTCCAGTTGTGTCAATGACAGCAACGTGAAGTTCGTCGTATGAAAGACCTCTTGAAGAAGCATATTCGGAAGTGCCAGGGCGAGGACCGATTGTTGCTAGTTTGAGACCAGTTGAACCAATGGTTGTATTGGTGTACCAATCCTTAACGTTGCTGATTGCAATGTTGTCATTGCTTACAGTGTTGATTGTGAGTGTTAAATCCGCAGTAGCACCTGTTCCTAGGTTTGCTGCTGGGCAAGTAACGGTGTCTCCCTGAACGTAGTCAACACCACCATTAACGATAGAAACGCCTGTTACAGCACCACCAGCGTCAATAGTAACGTCAACTCTTAAACCTGATCCAGAACCACCAGTAGGATCTACTGTGTGAACACCATTCTGTGTACCAACACCAGCATATGCACCAGCAGCGACTGCTGATACAACACCATCACCAGGCTCATCAAAGATGTCTGCTGTTGTGATTAGTGATGTTGGATTGTCTAGGATAACAGAAAGTTCGCTAGTAGCAGCATCCCAGGAATAAATTCTTCCTGCTTTGCCACTTACGGTTGAGAATGCCGTGTTGAGTGTGGTTGTTGCTGGAGCAGATGCTAGAGTTAGAATCTGATCAGCACCACGGTCAACTGCAACAACCTTGAGTGAGTTACCCCAGGATCCTGCTGTTCTTGCTGCAAAAACGTTTGCTGCACCAACACCTGCTTCCCACTCTAGATCATTTTTGATTAGAACGCCAGAACCACCAGATGCAGCATTGAGTGCTCCAGTTTCTGCACGTACAACAGCTAGTTGTCCGCCATATCCTAGAAATTCTGATGCTACCATCCAGTCTTCAGCATTCTCTTCTTTTGGTGTACCGAAAATGCTAACGAGTTGCTTCTCGCTGCTGATTGAAACGATTTCACCGATGGGTCCCTTTTGGAAGGACGAAGCGAATGCAGCGGTAAGAGCAGAATCTCCTACGATGACAGCATTAGTTAGGTCGCGTTCCCTGAGAACAACACCAGGCGAGACTTGACTTGCCATGTTTAAACTCCTTTAGAAAATTCCAAATTTATCTAAATCTATTTAGATTTTCCTACGCTTCAAGTGGGGAAACAATGCATGAACATATTACCAATCGGGATACTCCCACCTCTTACTGTCCGTTTTTCTGGCATTGAGTATTCGTTTTTTCGTGCATTGCTTACATTCGTATGAATACGCTGACACAGAAGTTCTATTTTTTCTGGTTCTATAAAAATCTGTTAGTAGATCTTTTGTTTTTTTGCATGATCTACATTTCCTTTCGGTAAAGATCAGATGGTCTAGTAAAAATTGATCTTCTAAATCCATCAGTAGTTCCACATGTAAGATACTTCTTCTTGTGTCGTTCCATACTCCCAAACGGTTCCGTCTGCGTCCACGAAGGTATCGTCACCCATACCGTCATCAATAAACCCAAAAGGAGCCATGTCTTGCTCAATCTGATTTCTCTGTTCCTCATAGATCCTCCTTCTAATATCCTGGTCAGTCATCTCCTTGAAGTATTCCTGCATGACTAACCATGCGAAGAGAACCATACACATCACAAGGTCATC